GCCCGTCAATCCTGCCATGCGTGTCCCTGGGTGGTGTGGCGCTGACTGCTGTTGGTACATCGTCTGTGCATGTGGCGGGAACGATGAACCTGACGGAAATCTTTGTTCCTTACTGGAACACCTGGACGGGTGCGGGTGTGTTGAATGGCACCATTGTCGGCACTGACAACATGCTTGTTGCTCTGTACGGCACCAACGGCGCATTGATTGCCAACTCTGCTGTTGCGGGTACGTTGTCGGCCACTGCTTCAACCTTCCAGAACCGTGCGTTTACTACGCCGGTCACTCTGGCACCAGGGCGCTATTTCATCGGCGTGCAATCCAACGGCACAACTGCCACCAGTAACAAGCTGGTCGCTGCCAACGGAGCCAACGTGATGACTGCTGCTCCTACAGGCGTATTTGGAACTGTGCCGGCCACTGTGACGGTTCCAACAACCTTCACGACTGCCGTGGGTTGCGTGGTTCAGCTTTACACATAAGTTGATTTTTAGCGGCTCTTCGCAAGAGGGGCCGCAATAAAGGGGAATTTATGGCAACTGCAATCACCATCGTTACGGATGCGCTCAAAGAGATCGGCGTATTGGCTGACGCTGAAACACCTTCGAGTTCAATGGCCGATGATGCGTTTCGCGCACTTAACCGACTGATGCAACTGTGGAGCAATTCGCAGTCGTTTGCGTATGTCGCATCTACAGTGTCCAAAGCACTCACCGGGCAGGCCTCATTTACTGTTGGCCCAACGGGTGATGTGATTACAGATCGTCCGATCTCAGTCGAAACCGCTACCGTTGTCAGGGACGGTATCACCTACCCGGTGGAAGTGACTGATAACCAGAAGTTTGACTCGATCAGCTACAAAGCCGCCACGGGCGCGAATACATCCATCGTTTATTACGCTGCTGACGTGCCCAACGGCATTGTCTATGTGTGGCCTCTGGCTACCGGCTGCACTCTGAATCTGCGGGTTCTGAACCTTGTGTTTGAGTTCCCCGACTTGGCGACTGATGTGGTCATGCCGCCGGGCTATGAAGAGGCATTCATCAAGAATCTGGCAGTGAACATTGCTCCGCAATACGGAGTAACACCTTCGCCACTGACGCAACGCGCTGCCGTATCGAGCATGAAGACGATCAGCCGAACCAATAACGTCATCCCCACGATGTCGATTGATTCGAGCCTGATGGGATACCGTGGCGGTTCACTGCCTGCTTTCTTGGGTGGCTATTGATGCGAACAAAACTCCCGTTCGTCGGGCCTGCTTACCAGGCGCGAAGCCTGAACGCTGACGCGCAGACGGCTGTGAATTGTTACCTGGAAATGGACAACGCCAGCCCACGCGCTCCGCTGGCTTTGTACGGCACGCCGGGAACTGTCTTGAAGTTCACGCTGGCAACCGGTCCGGTGCGTGCGGGTATCTCTGAGGGTGGTTATTCGTGGTTCGTTTCCGGTAATACGGTTTACCGCGTCGATTCCAGCTACAACATGACCACGCTTGGCACGATCTCGACCAGCACGGGCGAAGTCGGCATTTGCTCCAACGGCGCACAAATTCTTATTGTTGACGGTGTGGGCGGCTGGCTGATCACGGTGGCAGCTTCTACGCTTGCGGTCATTGCGGATACTGACTTCCCCAACGGGGTGAAGCGCTGCGGTTATCAGGACGGTTACTTTCTGGTAACAGGACTTACCAACAGTCCGTCATTCTGGATCAACACCACAGCCTACGACGGCGCGGCATGGGATGCTTTGGACTTCGCCAGTGCGGAGGGTTCGCCCGATAACACGGTGGGCATGATCGTGGATCACCGTGAAACGTGGCTTTTTGGCGCGTTATCTGCTGAGGTATGGGTAAACACCGGATCGACTGATTTCCCATTCCAACGGTCAGGAAACACGTTCATTGAACACGGCTGCGCTGCTGCTGGAACGATTGCGAAAGCCGACAACACGGTTTTCTGGCTGGGCAGCGACGATAAAGGCGCTGGCATCGTTTGGCGTGCTGATGGCTACACACCTATCAGAATCTCAACCCATGCGCTAGAACACGCCTTTGCTGGCTACACGCTGGCTGATGCGTTTGCCTTCACTTATCAGCAAGAAGGGCACATTTTCTACTGCCTGACCTTCCCGACAGACAGTAAAACATGGGTGTATGACGCAAGCACGCAAGCCTGGCACGAACGCGCTTACATGGCTCCGCTGACGGGTGCTTTGTCGCGCTGGCGGGCGAACTGCTCGGTTTACATCAATGGCGAACACCTTGTAGGCGATTACGAGTCCGGAAAGGTTTATGCGCTCGATCTCGACGCTTACACCGACGATGGTGATGCGATTCTGAGGCAGCGACGGACGGCGACAAGCGAAGGGCTACAGCAACGACTGTTCTATTCGTCCCTGCAAGTGGACATGGAAACCGGCGTAGGCAACGGCAACGGGCAGGGCGCTGACCCGCTTTTGATGCTGCGCTACTCGAACGACGGTGGACACACTTGGAGCAATGAAAAGACGGCCAGTATTGGCAAGGTTGGCGAATATGCCAACAGAGTCAGGTTCACCCGCTTGGGGGCTGGACGGAATCGTTTGTGGGAAATATCCATGACTGATCCATGTCGTTTTGCTGTGTTTGGCGCGGTGGTTGAAGGTGAACCGGGGGCGAACTGATGACCACCACGCTCACCCTATTCCCAAGCCGAATTCGCTTCACCAATGCTGACGGAACCCTGACGCCAGAGGCTTACCGCGCATTGCAGACGCTGGTGGAGCGATCAGGCGGGATCATGGGTGATAACGGAGTGGACGTGTTTGGCGGCTTTGGCGACCTGAACGGATCAGCCTCGCAAGATTCGTCGTTTACCGATACCGTGACGCAACCGACTGAGGCCGATAGCGTGCCTGACATGGTGCAACAACTTGCGCAAGTCGAAGCCTTTTCGCCCGATGTGATCCAGCCAATGAGCGACAAAAGCATGACATTGCCAGAAGCTGTGACCGTGGGCGCATCACCTTACAGCTACACGGCAAACCGCGACGGTTATCTTGCAGTTACTGGCGGCACGGTGACAAAGCAGGAATACGGCAGGACAGGCGTTTACACCGATGTTGGCCTGCTCACTTCCATGCTGCCAATCTTGCAAGGCGACACCATGCGCGTGACCTACACCGCTGTCCCGACCATCACATTCATCCCAAGGTAACACCATGCAAAGACTACCCAAGCGCCTCGTTAACGGCTCACAACTGACCGCCACGGCAGCGACCTATTACACAGCACCAGCCAACACACTGACGACGATCTCAGCCTGCACACTCACCAACACCACGGCAGGCGCTGTCACGGCGACGTTGCACCTTGTTCCCAGCGCGGGCACGGCAGATGCGACGAACTGCATTCTGTCGGCACGGACGCTGGCCGCTGGTGAGTCGTTCAACGTGGGCTCAGCCATTGGGCAAACTATCCCGGCTGGTGGAACTTTGCAAGGTTTGGCGGGCAGTGCAACGAGCATTGCGCTGGTGGCATCAGGTTACGAGACGATTGCATGATTTCCAAAGCAACCCTGCAAGACATGGGTGACCTCATTGAGATGGGGCTGGCTTTTTATGAGGAAAGCGGATTCTCCAATGAAACCGAGTTCAGCGCCGAATCATTCAGCCAGACATGCACCCACTTGATTGGAAGCGGTGGCGTGTTTGTTGCAAAGCACGGCGACAAGTATGTTGGCATGGCTGGCGCAATGGCATACCCGTTCTATTTCAATAAGGCCCACATGACGGCGCAAGAGATGTTCTGGTGGGTAGCGCCGGAATTCAGGGGCGGCGTCTCGGCCATGAAGCTGTTGCGTGCGCTGGAATGGTGGGCTGCGTCAAAGGGGTGCCAATCAATATCCATGATCTCCTTGCCCAAACTGACGCACAGCCCAGCTGCGAGTCTGTACCAAAGAATTGGTTACCGGGCCAGCGAACAAACATTTATCAGGAGCTTATAGCATGGCAATATCAACTGGCATGGCGATTCTTGGCGGGTCTGTGCTTGGAGGCCTGATGTCCTCCAAGGCATCCGGCGATGCCGCCGACGCGCAGGGACAAGCTGCCGCACAGAGTGACGCAACTCAGCGTTACATGTACGACCAGACGCGAGAAGACAATGCGCCTTTCCGTGAAACCGGGGTTGCCGCAAACAACAAGCTGACCGAGCTTATGAACAACGGGCAGTTTTCCCGCAGGTTCACGCAAGCCGACATGAACGCTGACCCGGTGTATCAATCGGGGCTGAAGTTCGGCCTAGATCAAGGCACGCAAGGCATCAATCGACAAGCGGCGGCGGGTGGTAATTTTCTGTCAGGCGCGACTTTGAAGGCCCTGACACGGTTTGGCAATGACTACGGATCAACCAAAGCAAACGAGTCTTACAACCGCTTCAATACTGACCAAAACAGCCAGTACAACAAACTCGCTGGCCTGAGTGGCGCAGGGCAACAGGCCACGAACCAAGTGAGTGCAGCCGGGCAGAACATGGCGAACCAAGTCAGTCAAAACCAGATCAACGCAGGCGATGCACGCGCAAGCGGTTACATGGGGCAGGCAAAGGCATGGAATAACGCCATTGGGACGGGTGTGAACGCCTGGCAGCAAAACAAGTTACTTGGCAGTTACGGCGGCAGCTCCGGGTATTACTCTGATCCGACAATGATCCCGATGCAGCCCGGAGGTGGCTACTAATGAACACCAATATCGCAATGCAAGATGTTTCTCCGCAGTTTGAATCTCCGGTGAACGCACTGGCGAAAGTGCTGCAAATCCGCGAAGCACAGCAAGGCCATCAGTTGAACGCCATGAAGATGGACGAATACCAGCGCGGCATTGCTTCGCAGAACTCGCTGCGTCAGTTGTTGGGCGGCATGGGCACCGACCATCAAGCCAATCAGCAAAAGCTGTTGCAGGGCGGCTACATGAAAGAGGCGCAGGACTACGGCAAAAATCAGGCCGAAATTCTCAAAGATCAAACCGCTGCTGAAAAAGACAAGATTGCTGTCGCCATGCAGAAACTCGCACTCGGTTCGCAGTTGCTTGGCAGCGTGCGGGATCAGGCCAGCTACGACCAGGCGCGGGCCACGGCACAGGCCAACGGGCTGGATGTGTCACGGATGCAGCCGAACTACGACCCGGCATTTGTCGAAGCCAAGCGCAAAGAAGGCCAAACCGTGGCGCAGCAACTGGAACAGTATTGGAGGCAAAAAGGCTATGACACGCCGGATGCCAATGCGGTGCTGTCTGCGCAAACGTCGCGGGCCAATAATGCCGCAAGCAACTCGACAACCATGCGCGGGCAGAACATGACGGATTCACGTGGGCGCGAGTTAAATCAAATTACCCGTGAAGTCGGTTTGCAGAAAAAAGAGCTTGAAATCGGCAAGATGCAAGATGAGGCCACAGCACGCAAGCAGCAAAAGCAGGCGGCGGTGAGTTCGGTCAAAAACCAGATCGGCGTGATTGACAAGGCTTTGGGGCACAAGGGGCGCGAAACCGCCACGGGTCTGAGCAGTACGCTTGATCCGCGCAATTACATTGCTGGAACTGACGCAACTGACTTTAAGGTGGTGGTTGATCAAATCGGCGGCGCGGCCTTCCTGCAAGCGTTTGAATCGCTCAAGGGCGGCGGTCAAATTACCGAAGTTGAAGGCAAGAAAGCCACGGATGCAATGGCGCGGCTCAACCGCGCTCAAAGTGACGGCGAATTCAAGACGGCGCTTACCGACTTGCGAAAGGTCATGTCCGATGGCTTGTCGCGGCTTTCCAGCGGCTCGGAACAGGTCAATTCAGTTGATTCACTTCTGGACAAGTACAAATAATGGCAACCATCGAACAACTTAGCGCGGCTTTGATCAAGGCTGATGCAGCGGGTAATTCTGCCGATGCCAAGGTGTTTGCCGATGAAATCCGCAGGCTCCGTGCAACGCCACAAGCCGCAAAGGTAGACGCACCACAAGACCCAACTGAAGGTATGTCAACCTTTGACAAACTGGCCGCTGGTGCTGGTAAGGCGATGGTGGACACCGCACGCGGGATAGGCCAATTCTTACCCGAACAGTTTGGCGGGGTTAGCCGCGAGGATGTGGCAGAGGCCCGTCGTCTCGATGAACCGCTGATGAACACCACGGCAGGCAAAGTCGGCAACCTGGCCGGCAATGTCGCCATGATCGCGCCCACAGCGATGATTCCCGGTGCCAATACGGTTGCAGGCGCTTCCACGATTGGGGCGCTGGTTGGGCTTGCACAGCCGTCCACGGGCACACGCGAAACCATGACGAACCTTGCCCTGGGTGGCGCGGGTGGCGCGGGTGGGCAGTATCTTGCCAACAAACTGCCGGGTGTTGTTGGTGCGTGGGCTGATGCCTCAAAGCGCAAAGCCGCAACACAAACAGCAGACACCGCGCAAAAGTTTGACGCTGCACGCAGGTCTAACAGCTTGGGTTACGTTATTCCCCCTGCTGATCTGAATCCTGGCGTTACATCCGAACTGCTTTCCGGGTTGTCCGGGAAGATCAAAACCGCGCAAGTCGCCAGCCAAAGAAACCAGAATGTCACAAACAGCCTGGTTAAAAAGGCGTTTGGCATTGCCGACGATGCGCCTCTGGATTTGGACGCACTCAAAGCCATCAGGCAGGCCGCTGGCAATAGCTACGAGGCCGTATCAAGCCTTGGCACAGTGCAACCCACAGCGGCCTATGCTTCGGCGCTTGACGACGCAATCAAGCCGTTTACAAGCTCGGCGCAATCCTTCCCCGGCAGAAAAGTGCCCTCGGTGGTGGCTGATATTCAATCGCTTAAAACTGATGCCTTTGATGCCGGGGACGCCATCAACACAATCAAGGTGCTGCGCAACCAAGCCGATAAAGCCTACCTGGAAGGCGACAAGATGGCCGGGAAAGCCTACAAGGATGCAGTGGACGCCTTGGAGTCTGCGATTGACACCCACATGGTTTCAACGGGTGCGCCTGCCAATTTGCTGAAAGACTACCGCGAAGCACGCAAAACCATTGCCAAAACCTACACGGTGCAAAAGGCTTTGAATGCGGAAACTGGCAACATTTCAGCGCCAAAACTGGCCTCTGAACTTGCCAAAGGTAAGCCGCTTTCAGGTGAATTGAAAGACGTTGCCAACGCTGCAACGGCATTTCCAAAGTCAATGCAATCACTCAAAGAGTCGCCCAAGTCGCTATCCCCGCTTGATTTTGCTGTTGCTGGTGGGTCTGCTGCTGCATCGCAGAACTTTCTACCATTGCTGTCATTGGGGGCGCGTCCAGCCGTTAGAAACCTGCTGCTGTCGTCAATGGTGCAGAAATCGGCGCTGAATCCGGGGTTTCAGCAGTCTCTATCGTCAAGAGTAGCGCAACCCATGCTGGATAACAAGCTGGCCCGCTTGCTTGGTGGTCCGCTAGGGATTACGGGCGGGATCGGCGCTGCTGATTTCATGCAATAGCAATGATTTCAGTTTGCCGGGGCGCATGAACTTTTGAACGGCAATCCGCGCAGGCAGGCAGATCAGGCCAAACAGGATAAGCCCGAATATTGGCTTCAAGATAACGGCAAATAACCAAGTCATTCACACATTCTAAGCCTCATCGGTAACTCGGTGGGGCTTTTCTTTTGTCAATTCGCAAGGAATACCTCATGACAGGCGTAATCGCAACCATTCCAAAATTCTCCTTCTCAGCCAACGGCGTGCCGATGGTGCTTGGGACGCTGACCGTCTATCTTGCTGGAACAACGACACCGACCGACACCTGGCAAGACGCCGCATTGACAACGCTTAACACCAATCCAGTCGTTCTGGATGCGCGTGGCGAGTGCGTTTTGTGGCTGGATTCGACCAAGAGCTATAAATTCATCCTGAAGAACGCTTCTGGGGTGGTTCAGTGGACGCAGGACAACATCAAGACGGTAGCAGACATGGCGAACACGTTGCGAACCGATCTCGCATCCTCCTCTGGCTCATCGCTGGTGGGGTTCTTACAGAGTGGCACTGGTGCTGTTGCCACCACGACTCAATCCAAGTTTCGCGAGAGTGTCAGCGTCAAGGACTTCGGGGCCAAGGGTGATGGTGTTACTGACGATACTGCATCCATTCAGGCCGCTTGGAATGCTGTAAAAACTGCTGGTGGGGGCTGTATCCTTGCCCCAGCTGGGACTTACCTCATCTCGTCAGCCATAAATATAACTGGTGCAAACAACGTTGAGTTCATTGGCGCTGGCCCTGATGCAACAATCATCAAGAGCAACTCAACTACGGCAGACGTTTTCTATGATTCTGGAACTTCGTTGTGGAGAACGTTCCGTGACTTTTCTATTGCGTCATCCGTTACGCGAACTGCTGGTAGCTACTTCAATCTAGCGGCAGAAAAGCGGGGGATGTTTGATCGCCTGCATTTAACAGGACACTTCAATGGAATGAGGTTTGCTGGGTTTGAAATCACCGAGGTTCGTTCGTGTGTCATCACGGCACCCTCTGGGGCGGGTACGGCTATTATTGCCGCTACCCCCGGAAGTGCTGGCCAAGGGGCCAACCTGACGCTGTGGGGATGCACGCTGCGCGGTGGAGATGACATCACGCAAACAAACTTTGTTGGCTTGTATGGGCTAGCAATTTATGACTGCGATGCTGTTTTTGCTGTGAATTGCGACATCGGTGGGTTCTTGACAAATGACCTCCTGGTTAACCCAAACACAAGGTCAGCAAATCATTTCTTCACGCAGTGCTGGCTAGACGCTACGCAAAATAGTGACTGCATCCAACTAAAAGGCGCTGGAACGAAACAGCAAATATCATTTGTTGGGGGATGGGTTGCAAGCGCGGGGAAACTACAAGCCGGTGGAAATATAGAGGCTTGTGGTGTTCGTGCGTATAACGAAGGCACGTATCAGGATGTAAGTTTCACAGGGGTCAAGTTCTATAACAATAATGGAACTGGGTTTCTTATGGAAACCCCTGGTGCAGATTTCAACGTGACGGGCTGCAACTTTCTATCTAATGGAAGCGCAGCCACAACGAATAAATATGGATTGTGGTTAGCTCCGCAATCTGGGGCGACAACAGGCCCGAACATTACTGGCTGTCGTTTTGCATCAAATATAGGCGCGGGGATTCGGGTAGAAGTCAATGCGGCGAGGTTCAGTATCTCGGGAAATAACATTACCGACGGGGTTTCCACTGCAGCGCTTGGAGCATTAGCTACATGGGCTAGCAACTTCGATTCTGTCTCAAGCACTATCGCTTCAGCCGCGCGCCTGACGATACCTCCAACGCTGAATCAGATTTTTGTCAGCGGCACAGCCAATGTTTCCGGAATAGATGCCACCTATCCAGGGCATATTGTGCAGTTCACGACAACCGGGGCACTGGTTTGGATTAACAATTCTCAAAATTTACGCCTTGCGGGCAATTTCTCAGCTGCTGCAGATCAAACAATAACTCTTTGCTGCAATAACGCAGGCGAGTGGCGAGAAGTATCGCGGGCTTTGGTTGTGTGACTCTTAATTTTGTACTGATGATACCCACAAGCACCAAGACATGCCCACCTACCCACCCATCCAGCCCCGATCGACCGACGGTCTGATCCAAGTCATTGCGGCCCGGCTGGACAACCTCCACGAGGATGTCAGCGGCATGCGCAAATCATCTGCCTGCACTTGCTCGACCCCTATGACCACACCGGTAGCCATTGCAAATAAGGACGTTGACGCATGAACGACGAACAAACCACAGCCGAAAAAGTAACTCGCATTGTCGAGCTAAAAATCCCCCTGCCATGGCTGCTGAGTGTATGCGGCGGCATTGTGTGGGCTTTGGTGTCGATGTACTTTGCTACCAACGCACTGACCAAAACAGTTGCTGATCTACAGATTGACGTGAAGGCCGGCAATAACTCGACCACGGCCATTGTGGGCGAAATTGCGCTTTTCAAATACCGCATGACAAATGCAGAATCAATGATTCAGTCGCTTTCTGAAGAAGCGAAAAGGGCTAAAAAATGAACGACCTTGCTGTAACTATGTGGCCGATCTGGCTTGATATGTGGTGGCCGCAATGAGGGCTGAACTCACGCGGCAGCTTAAGGGTGATGAAGACGTCAGGGCGCAAGCCTATCAGGACAATCTTGGGTTCTGGACGATTGGTGTAGGCAGGCTGATTGATGCACGAAAGCCTGGAAGCGGATTGAGGCCGGAAGAAATCACCTTCCTTTTGAATAATGACATTGACGATCGCATCGACCAGTTATCGCGGCGCTTGTCGTGGTTTGAAACGCTCGATTCAGCGCGACAAGGTGTTTTGCTGAACATGAGTTTCCAGATGGGTGTTGACGGCCTGATGGGGTTTAAAAACACGCTCAAGCTGGTGGAACAAGGCCACTACGAATCAGCGGCTGAAAACATGCTGCTGTCAAAATGGGCAAAGCAAACGCCAGCACGGGCCAAGCGCATGTCAGACCAAATGAAAACAGGGCAATGGCAATACTCCGAAGGGGCTTGAC